GCCGGTGAAACGCCCTGCGGAGAATATCTCACGGCCCAGAGCGAGATTGGGCTGTGGTACATCGACCAAGGTATGAGATACGGCTGCAGGATCAGCGTTCCTCCAGACAACACAAGATTCATTGGTCAGTTGACAGTGGGTTGGAAAGAGCAGCCTGCTGATCTAGACCGCACCCGTGCCATGTTGATGATCGCCGCCAACATGCTGAGCAGGACGAAAAAATGAGTTGGTTTGCCCACAGGAAACGAAAACCAATAAATACTAATATAAAGGATTCCTATGCGAAAACTCATGCTCCTGGCCCTGATCGGCCTCAGTCTGCCTGCACAAGCGAGCGAGTGGTTCGAAAGCCAGAAACCAGTGACCTGCGGCCCGTTCCGGGAAATAGTGCAGACCCTGACCCTGGAGCAGTATAAAGAAGCACCCATATGGATCGGCCAGAGCAGTGCTGATCGCACGCAATTCAGCCTTTTTACCAATAACACCACAGGCACCTGGACTTTGGTACAGTATGGCCAAGTCACTGGCTGCATCATCGGTGTGGGGAAAAGCCATAGAATGATTGACCCAGCCCGATTCAGCGAACGGCATTAAATACAGTATGAGAGCAAACGAATTTACTCGCAGACCACATCTTTATCTGGACATGGATGGCGTGCAGGCTGATTTTTTCACAGCCTGGGCCCGTCTGTTCGGCCAAGAACGCTACAAAGACATCGGCGACAAACCTGCCCGTGAAGCCAGCATACAGGATCTCAGCGATCGCGGTCCGGAATTCGTGGAACGGTTCTTCGCCACCCTGCCGGTGCTGCCCAGTTTTGCTGCCTTGCTGTCATGGCTGAAGAGCAACGACGTGGATTTCACCGTGCTGAGTGCTCCGCTGCGTGGCAACCACGAAGCCAGCATACAGGGCAAACTCGCCTGGCTGGATCGGCACAACCCTGGTACCAGTGCCCAGGCCATATTCACCGGCGACAAACAACGCTATGCTGTCACACAAGGACAGCCCAATGTGCTGGTAGATGACTTCAAGAAGTATATTGCGGCCTGGCGAGACGCAGGTGGCATAGGCATACTACACAGAGACAACAATTTGCAGGCCACCCTGGATCAGCTTGCCCGGATATACGGTACTGACCAGGAGGCAGTGGATGAAGCCCGTGGGCCGCTGCTGAAAACCTATGCAGCCAAAGTGCAACTTCGCCAACCCGGTTATAAAAACATCATCGACACTACGATACAGGCACGCAATCCTGAAATGGCCCGGCGACTGCTGCGTCAACAGTACGGCAGCCGCAATGTCATCGTGGGACAGCCCAGAGAACTGAAATGAGAGCATCGGAGTTCGTAACTGAAAACTTTGCCGATAAAAAAGTCAAGGGCAGGAGCCGTCCAGGCAGAGTGAAACGATCTGGAGCCTCTTGCAAAGGATCGGTCACAGATCTTCGTGCCCGTGCAAAAAAATACGGTGGTGAGCGTGGTCGGATGTACCACTGGTGTGCCAACATGAAATCGGGTCGTAAAAAAGCCAAATAGCAGCCCATAAATACTGGATGGAACCAGTTTTCGTCAGGGCTGTATTCAATCTAGATTGTAAATGGGAAGGACTCGATCCCGTTTATCGCATCTATGTCAACGACGAGTTATTCACTGAACGCACATATCGCTGGCCCGATTGCTACTTAGAAGAGCACCTGCAGATCTCAGCACCTCCGGGACAGTACCGGGTGCGTGTAGAGCCAGTGGGCCCACAGATCGCTGAGTTCATCACAGGCGGACATAGAATAGATCACGGTCCTGCTACTTGGTTAGACAAGCAAACCCTGGAGATTAGACCATGAGAGCCCGAGAATTCATGCGTGAAGATGCGTCTGCTGGGGCCAGTGTGGCCGGAAGTATAGCACCCGTGATTCAGCCCTTGGGCGGCATGATCTCGCGGCAGGGTTTGGGCGGACCTGCTAAATATATGAATAGTTTACAATCACAAAAGAAACGGAAACGCCATGCTAGTAGATGATTTGAAAACATTCTTGGGCACCAGCTATGCCTATTTCACCAAGGCCTGGGGCTTCCACTGGAATGTGGAAGGATCTAACTTTGGCGAACTGCATGATTTTTTTGCCGCGGTTTATACTGACACGCAAGAATCAATTGACAAAACAGCAGAATTCATCCGCACCACAGATGAGTATGCTCCAGGAAGCCTACAGCGTTTCCAAGAACTCAGCCTGATTTCAGAACAGACCAAGATACCCCGGGCTCAAATCATGCTCACCGAACTGCTCGCTGACACACAGACCATGATCGATCTCAGCAAACAGTTGTTTGATGCAGCCAGTGCCGAAGGTCGCGAAGACATAGCCAATTTTGCCGCCGAGCGACAGGAAAGCCATGGCAAGTATGCTTGGCAGATGAAATCGTATCTCAAGACGGATCGTGAGTGATGGAACACAACGACATCTATCGCATACTGGAGAATCTTGACGCAGCACAAAAAAGCGTCAAGCAGTTGCCAGCCTTGTTCCAGCCCAAAGACACGAGTCCTCAATTGGCAGGTCCTTATCCTGGCCGGAATGCCACACTGGGATATCTCGTGGGCGAAGGCCAAGACGACACCGCCCATAGGGTGGCACAACAAATCCTAAAACAACATCGCGATGCATCCACAGCCGATGAAGGTACCATCATCACAGCCGCTGGCACGACATTGCAGCAAATGGGCATGACTCCTCAGCAGATCCGTGGCATCATGAACAATCCTGACTTTGCCGGCGATGTGATCGATCATGTGCGTAGTATGTCGGAGAATGTTACAGAATCAGCTGCTACCACCGAAGATGTGATCTCCAGTGTAAAGAAGAAGCTGGGCGACTACTTGTCAGATCTATCCAAAGAGATCAAAAAGGATCCTGATCTCAAAGACCGGATACCCACAGACATCGATCAAATCAAAGCAGTAAAAACTATCCGGACGGATGATGGCCATGAGATCAAGATACATGGCAATGAAGATGATGGATTCCGCATCAGCATCAAAAATAAAGATCTCAAAACAGCATTCAAGAATCTTGACGAGGCGACCATGGCCTGCGAGATGTACTGCTCTCATCGCCGTGGGCAGACTGCCACTGATGATTACATAGAAGAAAAAACATCATGATCCTAGACGAAATCTTTGAAGAACTCAAACCCAGCGACATGCCTACATACCTGCGCAGGCAACAGGGCAAACCTGATCTCACCATGCGAGACATAGAAAAAGAGCGTCCCCAAGGTGCTTATCGTTTCCGCGTGGGCGACAACGAGTTCATGGATCTTGACGCAGCTAAAGATTTCGCCCGTGGCAGCGGAGATCGTGTGCAACCCATCAATCCGCAGATCCAAGGTAATCAATCACAGAACAAACCACAGACACATCGTGTGATAGATCCGCGTGATAATCGTCCCGGTGCTTCATTTGCCAATCAGCAAGACGCCCAGGCCTATGCCCGCACAGTCAACGGTCGTGTGGAACCCATCCGCGAAGCTCAAAAAAAAAATCTTGAATCCCGTATCCAGCGAATCCAAAAAGCCTTAGCCGAATACCGTACCAAGAAAAAAACCGAAGAACCTCAAGACAACTTCACAGCCGACGATATCAAACGGCTGGAGACTATCAGTGATCTTGCCACGCTGAAAGCGCAGGCCAAACAGTTGATCAAAGGTAAACCTGCAAGGCGCATGAAGCCCGAAAAGATCGCTTACTTCTATGACCGTGTGGATGATTTGCCCAGCCGCCTGGCTGTTATCAAAATGATGTATGACTTGCTGCTGGCTGGTGAAGGGCACAAAGTGCTGGGTACCAGACACAGCATGGATCCCAATGTGTACCAACGCAGATTTGGTGAAGCGCTGGCCGTGTCAAGAGACCAAGACGAAAACATCATCCTAGGCGAAGCCGGCAAAGATGCCTGCTATAACAAAGTGCGCAGCCGCTACAAAGTATGGCCATCGGCCTATGCATCGGGCGCATTGGTCCAATGCCGCAAAAAAGGCGCTGCTAACTGGGGCACTGGCGGAAAGAAAAAGTGAGAGCCAGCGAATTCATCACTGAGGATTTGAAAAAGTGGTTCCGTGAAAAATGGGTGCGTTTCAATCCACAGGGCAAGATCATGGGACCATGTGCCCGTGGCAGCAAGAAAGAAGGCAAACCAAAATGCTTGCCGCAGAGCAAGGCACAGGCACTTGGTAAAAAAGGTCGCGCTTCGGCAGCAGCCCGGAAACGGCGAGAAGACCCAAATCCAGAAAGGCGCGGCGCTGCCAAGAATGTAGCCACGAAGAAAAAATGAGAAACTACATCAATCTATTAGAAGCCTTGGAAAAAGGTTGTCCTCCGGCCACACAGAGCATTGATCTCAATCTTGAAAACCGCCAAAAGGCCATAGACGAATATCATTATGGTCCGCTTAATCCTGCGGAGCCCAACGATGAGTACTGGCAGGAGTTGGCAGATAAATGGAACACTTCGGACATAGAGTCAGTGAAAAACAACCGTTGTGGCAACTGTGCAGCCTTTGATATCTCCCCGAACATGCTGGATTGCATAGCCAAAGGCATTGGTTCGGAGCCCGGCAGCGATCCACACGATACCATTGACGCAGGCAATCTGGGCTACTGCAAATTCTTAAAATTCAAATGTGCCTCAAAGCGTACCTGCGACGGCTGGGTAGAAGGTGGCCCCGTGACCAAATGAGAGCCACTGAGTTCATCTCTGAAAAATGGTCGGCAAAATACAAACGATCGATTAACTGCGCCAGACCCCGAGGCTTCAGCCAACGGGCTCACTGCCAAGGCCGTAAAAAACACAACGAAGATGAGCAACTGGATGAACTTTCATTCCATGGCAGCCCTTGCACCAAAGATTGCTCAGGTCATAGAGCTGGTTATGCCTGGTACAAACGCAAGCGCAAAAATCCAAGTTCATGGAGCCAGAGTTTTAACAACGGAGCGGCCATAGCCGCGTCAGGCGTATGAACACCTATCCTGTATGGCCCGAAGACGACGGCACTGACAGTGCTCGTAATCCCTATTCACCTGTATGAACATCCGAGATCTCACAGAAAGCAGTGGTTACAGCCTCCGGGGCAGTTTCACACATGATCTCACCACCAGCAAGGTCTGGCTGTTGCAAGAATTAGCCCGGATACAACCTCGAGTTGGCACTGTGTATGTGCTGGGTTCTTGGTTCGGTAATATCAGCATTTACATGCATCTCATGCCATTGCTGGACCATGGCACCATAATCAATGTGGAACGCGATAAAAACATGTTGGCACAGAGTGGACGCATGTTGGATCACATCGGTGCCCAGGATGTTGAACACATGCTGGCCGATGCCAATGACATAGACTACAGGCAATTAGGACCCAATGGCCTGGTCATCAATACCAGTCTCACAGACATGCCAGGCCGGGCATGGTTTAACCACATACCCGCAGGTACAAGAGTTGTAATGCAAGCCCGCGATCATGACCCAGGTCGACAGTTCCACAGCACTCAAGACATCATTGACCGTTATCCATTGACAACAGTGGAATATCAGGGTAAACTTGAGTTGCAAGACCCTGAAACCGAATATACCAGATTCATGGTCATAGGGATCAAATGAGCGATCGAATTGAAACTTATATCTACGAAAGTCCTGACGGTGGGGGCACCATATACCGCCGTACCATGGGATCAGTTGACAGAGAACTAGTCCGCGAAGGTCCTGCCCGAAAACAGATGCTACGCAGACAACTCTGGCGTGACATATTTGCAGCAGCTGAGTCTGACCCAGTGTTGCAGGATATGCTGGATCGGGTAGAGGTCTATCATAGATTGAAGGATTCGCCTTAGGACCGTTAGACCTACGGTGAGTGGGCGGCTGCTGCCCCAGGTCCTGGATTCGCTACCCTTGGGTCGGAAGTGAGCATAACTATTCCTATGTCCAAGTTAGATTTTTTTTGTCACTTACCTTTTGTATCAATGGACACCGATGGTCGGCATGCACGACCTTGTTGTAATTTTACCTCACAGCCTATTTCCTTAGATGATTATGAATCCAATCCTATTATAATCGATGTCAAGCAAAAATTATTCCAGGGAATACAACCCAAGGAATGTACAAGATGTGCAAAAACGGAAAAATTGTCAGGTAAAAGTTTTAGAATATTGGCCAATGAATTTCATCCTCATTACACACAAGAAGTATTCGATAATGATGATACCTACTCTTCGATCCAGATAGTCAATGTATTTGGCAGTAACAAATGTAATTTAAAATGCTTACCTTGTTATGAAGGTAGTTATGTGCGCGATAAAGAACTTTTCCAGTTAGGATTAATTAAAGATCAGCCACGAGTTCGAAAAATAGAAAACATCTCAAAAATTATAAATTCTGATATCAAACAAATCAATCTTTGTTCAGGCGAACCTTTTTATGATCGAGACGGTTGGAACCTATTGCAGACATTAGCTTCTACAGGACAATCAAAACAAATTAGAGTAGACATCAATACCAATCTCACACATATAACCGATGAAAAGTTGGATTTTTTAACAGATAATTTTAAATCTGTACTCATTAAAGGAAGCATAGACGGAGTCGGGTCAGTCAACGACTATCTTAGGTATCCATCTCAGTGGAAGACCATCGAAGAATCTGTTGATAAAATTTTAAGCCGTCGAGAAATATCATTTGTAGTGACTACTGCATTATCAAACTTGGGATTATTACGGTATCATGAACTTTTTGCATGGTGTCAGTCCAAAAAAATATCAGATTGTTTCATAACTCAAGTTACAAATCCAAAAATCTTAAGTTGTAATAATTTACCAAAAAAATTGAAATCAAATCTAAACTTGCTGTATCAACAGTTAAAAAAGCACAACGATCTTTCGAATCGCACTGATTATGTGCTTGACATGTGCGTGGCATTATGTCAGGAATCTGATGATCAAAATTTTAACATGACAGAGTTATCTACCTTTCTTGATTTGCATGACCAACATAGAACGACAGATTGGAAAAAGATTTTTCCAGAATTGTGTGATATCATTTGACAAATTGTAAGCAGTGTGTAAAAATAACCACTAAGGAGATCAATAAATGGACAATCGTAATTTTTCAGCCGAACAAAAACTTAAACTCACCCAGATCATTAATGAAGGCATGCAGGTCATGCATGAGATCGAAACGCTGAATGGTGGACTTAGTGACACAATCAAAGCCGTAGCCGAAGAATTAGACATCAAGCCCAATATCCTTAAAAAGGCCATTCGTATCGCCCACAAGGCCGAATTTGGCAAAGAGCAGCAGGACCATTCATTGCTGGAAAATATTCTTACCACGGTGGGTAAGACCCTGTGATGTTTAAGGCCGTGGTCTATACCACTGGCCGAACTGGTTCTACCCTGATCTGCAAAAATCTCGCAGATCATTTTGGTGTTGCACATGGCTACGATCATGACAAAAAAAATATAGATGGCGTGGTACATGCACATAACCCTTTGTGGGGACCTCCTGGGCCAGGATGGTGGTGTGTGCTGAGCCGTAGACGTGACTTGTTCACAGCCGTGATGAGCACTCTGATCGGACGTATGACCAGCGAATTCGACAATTACAAGGCACACAAAATCGATCCTCGATTTATAGAAATCCAAGATTTTGTCGACACTGTCTGGTTCATGCGCTGTTTTTATCAGTCCATTGATCTTTCAAAATTCAGTCATGTAATCGATATCTATTATGAAGATCTCATGACTGATCCTGAACATTTATTCAAACACTTTGGCATTGATAAATCCACCGACTATACTTTGAGCCAACGAGCACCTTATCGTTATCAAGATCTCATAATCAATCATGACGATCTTAGGACTGTGTTTGATAGACTCATGCTCCAACCAGTTACTCTGGACCTGATCAACTGTTTGAAAAAAACCATAGAATCCGATCTCGACACAGTACATCAACAAACAAAATTAAGTTAAGATCATCAACAAGCATAATTACTTTGTTATTGTTTCGCCTACATTACAGGCAGGTAGAACGGCACAAGTGGGCCATAAGCCACAGGAGAAGAAATTTGTCATACATTGACGCCTTGTTTGATCGTGATCACGATCGCATACACATCGTAGGCCGCCGAGATGGCCAACGATACTACGACGAGTTTCCAGCCAACTACATTTTTTATTATGACGATCCTCGGGGCAAGTTCCGATCGATCTATGGCACTCCTGTGGCCCGTTTTTCCACACGCAACTCAAAAGAATTCCGAAAGGAAATGGCCATACAGAAGGGTAAGAATCTCTATGAAGGTGACATCAATCCCATATTCCGATGCTTAGAAGAGAACTACAAAGGACAAGATGCTCCAAGACTGCACACAGCATTTTTTGACATCGAAGTAGACTTTGATCCTGTGCGGGGATTCAGCCGTCCCGAAGATCCTTTCAATGCCATCACGGCCATATCCGTGTATCTCGACTGGTTGGATCAATTAGTGACCTTGGTCGTCCCTCCCCGACACATGAGCCAGGAAACAGCTAACGAGATCGCAGCCGATTTCCCCAACACTTTCGTGTTTTGGGAAGAACGAGATCTCTTGGACACCTTCCTTAATCTCATACAAGATGCCGATGTGCTGAGTGGGTGGAACTCCGAGGGATATGATATACCTTACACTGTGATGCGCACTACTCGTGTGCTCAGCAAGGATGACACACGCCGATTCTGTCTTTGGGATCAAATGCCCAAGCAACGAACCTTCGAACGATTTGGCGCCGAGAATCTCACATTTGACTTGATCGGTCGGGTGCATCTCGACTACATGCAACTGTATCGCAAATACACCTATGAAGAGCGACATAGTTACAGCCTTGACGCCATCCTGGAATATGAGGAACTAGGGGGCAAGACCAAGTTCGAGGGTACTTTGGATCAACTGTACAATCAGAACTGGAAGACCTTCATTGAATACAACCGCCAGGACGTGCGAGGCCTAGCCGACATTGACCGTAAATTGCGTTTCCTAGATCTTGCTAACACCCTGGCACATGAAAACACAGTGCTGTTGCCCACTACCATGGGAGCAGTGGCAGTGACCGAGCAAGCCATCATCAACGAAGCCCACGAACGCGGCATGGTAGTGCCGGTACGCAAAGAAAGGTTCACAGATGAAGATACCCAAGCCGCAGGTGCCTATGTTGCTTATCCCAAGAAAGGCATGCACGACTGGGTCGGTTCGATCGACATCAACAGTCTATATCCCTCGGCCATCCGTGCTCTTAACATGGGACCGGAGACCATCGTAGGGCAATTGCGTCCTATCATGACCGATCACTACATCCTGGAAAAACAGCGAGGAGGTGCTAGTTTCGCTGCGGCCTGGGAAGGTCTGTTTGGTACTCTAGAATATACTGCTGTAATGGAACAGCAACGCGGCACAGAGATCACTGTAGACTGGCAGGACGGAGAAGAAAGTATACACTCGGCCGCAGAGGTATGGAAAATGATCTTTGATTCCAACCAACCATGGATGCTGTCGGCCAACGGTACTATATTCACATACGAAACTGAAGCAGTGATCCCCGGTTTGCTCAAGCGTTGGTATGCAGAACGCAAGGAGATGCAAGCCAAATTAAAAGAGTGCATCAACAAGGAAGATGAAGAATACTGGGACAAGCGACAGTTGGTCAAGAAGATCAATCTCAATAGCCTGTATGGAGCTATCTTGAATCCTGGTTGCCGTTTCTTTGACAAGCGCATCGGACAGAGTACTACCTTGACTGGCCGCGCCATCGCTTATCACATGGATGCCTATGTCAACGAATGCATCACAGGCAAGTATGATCATGTAGGCGAGTGCATCATCTACGGTGACACAGATTCCTGTTATTTCTCTGCGTGGCCTGTGTTGAAAAAAGAAGTAGAAGAAGGTCGTATGGAGTGGTCAAAAGAAATTTGTGTTGCGCTGTATGACGGCATAGCGGAACAAGTAAACCAAAGCTTTCCCAGCTTTATGGAGAGGGCGTTTCATGTTCCCAGAGAGATGGGATCCGTGATCAAAGGCGGGCGTGAAATTGTAGCCAGTCGCGGGCTGTTTATCACTAAGAAACGATACGCTGTGATGATCATAGACAAGGAAGGCCGACGCATAGATGTCAACGGCAAACCAGGCAAGGTGAAGGCCATGGGACTGGATCTCAAGAGGTCAGATACTCCCAAGGTTATCCAGGACTTCCTCAGCGATGTGCTCAATGATGTGCTCACGGGGCATGAACGAGATTCGGTGGTTGAAAAGATCAAGCATTTCAAGTATGAATTCAAAGAAAGGCCAGGCTGGGAGAAAGGCACCCCCAAGCGTGTGAATAATCTGACCAAGTTCAAAAAAGAAGAAGAGCGCCTAGGCCGGGCCAACATGCCCGGGCATGTGCGAGCTGCACTGAACTGGAACAGCATGCGGAAGATGAACAGTGACAATTACAGCATGCAGATAGTGGATGGCATGAAGACCATCGTGTGCAAACTCAAACCCAATGTGCTAAACTGGACATCAATAGGGTATCCCACTGACGAACTGCATTTACCAGCATGGTTCCGCGAATTGCCTTTTGACGACTCGGAGATGGAGGCCACTGTGATAGACAGCAAGCTAGACAACCTGCTGGGTGTGTTAGAATGGGATCTTGCCGCATCGACCAACACAGACAACACTTTCCAATCATTGTTTGAGTTCTAGCATGATACTGTCGGAATTAGTCGCCTACCGCAGACACCTTGAAGAGATTACTCAAGATGGTAGCATAGATTATCTACGCAGAGAGATAGACCCTGTGATTTATTCGGTGGCTAATAACAAGCAGCCCAATGCAGATCATATCTCTGCTTTGGAACATGCTAAGGCAACCATAGTCGCGGGATTGCAAGATTTCCAACAATCATTGGATCAAATCAAGAAGGATGTTAGTCAGGAGATTGAACAAAATCAAGCAGCTTATCTTGCACGTAGTTACGGATTATATCAGGACATGTGCCGTGGGGATACTCCTGAGTACATCTTGGATCGCCGCATACAGATAACCAGCCAGACCGAAGATTTCGTGCTGTCACGCATACGACGCAGAGATACATGGAAGCATCCCGCTGCCATAATCCGACCCGGAAGAGAAGCCTGGATCGATCAAATGGTAGCATTTGATCCATTGTATGTGGTCGATCATCACAATGATCTTTTGGATCCAGCTCGATCTAGATTTAATCAGGTTTACAATGGCCGTGTAAGATGGATCTGTGTAGTTGAAAGAGATGACCATGAGATTTTGCAGGCCTTGCCCGATGACCAAATGGGATTCGTGATGGCATGGAACTTTTTCCATTACAAACCTTTTGAGGTGATCAAACAATATCTCACCGAAGTCTACAAGAAATTGCGCCCAGGTGGTGTTTTTGCCTTCAGTATCAATGATGGAGATTTGGCCGGCGGCGTGGCCAATGCCGAACGAATGTTCATGTGTTACACGCCAGGGTCTATGATCATATCAATCAGCCAAATGATTGGTTTTTCTTTAGAATTAAGACATGAATTGGATCGGGCGGTGACATGGATCGAATTGCAACGACCTGGAGAAAAATCAAGTTTGCGGGCCGGACAAGCATTGGCCAAGGTCATTCATAAGCCGAGACCTCTGGCGCCAAAGGTAGGCATCACCAAACCTCCAGAAACAGTGGTTGACACACAGACGCCAAAAATTTATAATACAGAAGAAAGAGAAATGTTGATACAACGGGCTATAGATCTAAATATCGATACTCCGGAACGATTGCGAAACGACTACAGCATCAAACAACTTAGGAAAACAATTAAACAAAGGAACCCACGATGAGAGACCATCTATTAGACTTAGTAGAACACACATATGATCTTGGCTGTATTGATTTAGTCAAGATCACTGGCACCGACAAAGAGACCGTGATCGACGGTATCGCTGAAGATAAATCAGTAGTGGTACAAGGAAAGTTTCTTGCACCAGTTCCTGAATTCATTGGAACCTTTGGCATGCCCAATCTCAGCAAACTCAAAATCCTGCTGAATCTCGGAGAGTATCGAGAGAATGCCGACATCTCAGTCACCCGGCAAGATCGCAATGGCGTACCCACTCCAGTGGGTCTCCATTTCAAGAATGCCACGGGAGACTTCAAGAACGATTATCGTTTCATGACTTCAGAGATCATCGCAGAAAAACTCAAGACCGCAAAGTTCCGTGGAGCCAACTGGAACATCGAGTTTGAGCCTACCATAGCCGGTATCCAGCGGCTAAAGATGCAGGCGCAGGCCAATGCGGAAGAGAACAATTTCCAGGCCAAGACAGACAAGGACACACTGAAGTTCTTCTTTGGTGATCACTCAACCCATGCTGGAGAATTCGTGTTCCACGCTGGAATCACGGGCTCACTCAAGCGGGCATGGGCATGGCCAGTGAAACAAGTGATTTCAATCTTGGATCTCACTGGTGACAAAACTGTGCGCATCTCCGATGATGGAGCTGCAATGATCACAGTGAACTCGGGCATCGCAGAATACAACTATATCCTGCCGGCACAGAGCAAATGATTGATCTCGTTTGGGGTTTAGTGTTGTCAGTGGCAGCATTCGCATTCATCATGATCACGGTCATTGTGATCGGGCGCAGTGTAGGACAGTGGTTTGGGCCTAAAGACCAATGATACCAGCACTAGTCAGGAGAGAATTTGGACACGGCAGTGGCATGATCAGCCCAAATCACATGGTTTTCATTGTCAACATACCCAAAAATGCTTCTAGTTTTATTTCCCAATGGACTCAACATTTTGACTGGCGCCCGGCTCTAGCGTTACATTTTGAACATCGCATTGCGGAAATGATAGTCGTTCTACGAGATCCTTTGGATAGATGGGTCTCGGGTATGACCCAGTATCTCAGCGGATACATCTTGAATGCCAAAGATGCCTATGATGCTGATACTGGCCCAGATCAAGAGGACCAGTATTTCAATGCCACAACATTTATAAATCAATATAATGCTACTGTCGAACGCATGTTATTTGATAATTTAGATCGTCATGATGATCATGTATGGCCTCAACATGAGATCATAGATGGGGTATTGCCAGACAAAAGAAAAGTTTATTACTATCTGGATCATGCTTTGGAACAAAAATTATGCCAGCATCTAGGTATCTCTCTGGTGTCTAATATTGATCGCAACCAAGGCAACAGCAATCCAGATCAAAAAATGTTAAAAATGTTTCTCAAGGAAAAGTTGCTTGAGAGACCGGTACTTCAACAACGAGTTATTGATAGATATAAAAAAGATTACGAGTTGATCAGCCAGGTTATATCATGAAGTTAGAACAAGACAATCTTACATCTAAACAGAAAGATTATGCTATATTCCTGCCAGCTATTAGTTCATTTTATGCATCATATATAGGACGCCAGCGTACCAGTCAATATGTAGAATCCACACGCATGCCCCCGGGCATGCCTGACATGGAAATGATGAACTGGCTGAATCCACAGCAGGGATTATTCCCTTATCGCTGGAGCCTGTACTCAGCCGGCCACGCTAATTTAGATCTCAACAAGGTCGACCCCAAGGAAGACATGGTTCGAAATCGTGACGCCAATACCATCATGCTGGCAGATTCGGGTGGATTCCAGATAGCCAAGGGAGTGTGGCCCGGTCGCTGGGCCGACTTCACAGACAAGAAAGCAGAAGCACAGCGTGAAAAGGTGCTAAAATGGCAGATGGGCATAGCCACACATGGTATGACCATGGACATACCAACCTGGACATTCCGTGACCCTGTGGCAGCACAGGCCTGCGGAATCTTCAGTTATGAAGACGCCGTCAATGCTACCAAATACAACAACGACTATTGGATTGCCAATCGCTATGGCGATACCAAGATACTCAATGTGTTGCAGGGCGGCAATCATGCCGAAGCAGATCATTGGTATGATCTCATGAAACATTATTCAGATCCCAACAAATACCCAGATCGCCATTTCAATGGCTGGGGCATGGGAGGACAGAACATGTGTGATGTACATCTGGTTCTACGACGCTTGGTCCATCTCATACATGATGGTCTGCTAGAGACTGGTGTGCATGACTGGATGCACTTCCTGGGCACATCAAAACTGGAGTGGGCAGTGTTGTTGACCGATATCCAGCGGGCTGTGCGTAGATATGCCAATCCAAACTTTACTATCAGTTTCGACTGTGCCAGCCCATTCTTGGCCACAGCCAATGGACAGATCTATCACAGCATATTCACTGACAATCGCAGCAAATGGTCATATCAGATGAGCCCCACTGCTGACGATAAGAAGTATGCTACGGACAATCGATCCTTCCGTGATGCAGTAATAGCAGATGGCATCCATGCTGAATTTGAAGATAGTCCCATATCAGCCCGATTGAAAATACGGGATGTCTGCGTGTACAAACCCGGTGATGTCAACAAGATCGGCAAAGAAGGTAAAACCAGTTGGGACAGTTTCAGTTATGCTCTCATGATGGGTCACAATGTCTGGATGCATATCGAATCAGTACAGAGAGCCAAT